CCCGTCTGAAACCGCCGTCCGGTAAAGAACTTGAACAAAGGATAAAGCATGGGGAATCCCCAAAGGTTCCCTGTCGCTATTAGAAAGAACGGGAAGGCGAGGGCACTCACTGTAGAATTTAGTGCGGCGACATATAGTGCAGAAGCGGCAAGAAACCCGAACACATTGTTGAAAACAGAAAGAATATAATACCCGATCAGCATGAAGTATAACGTCGTGGCATAATAGTTCCCGGTAACCCACGCTGTTCCCCACGCCCCGATCGGATGAAATGCGAATATCGCTGCCGGAACCCATCCCCAAAGAAGATAGATCACCGTCGTATTTACGCAATGCATTCCTATCATGAACAGACGATAAGATACCGACGGACGGCTTGAATATAGTTTCTCCGGTGGCGCGCCAAGCGGGGCTTCGACATAATACCCGCTCCGCTTTACGCTATCATCTATTACATAATTGTAACGAATTGTCCTTAGATACAGGACGACCACTCCGACGAGGATTAGCAGCAGCATTCTTCCTTTGTTAATTCTTCTACTTGTCGTACCATAATTTCTATGACTTCATCGCAAGCACAATCTCTTCTTGCTTTTTCAAGAGCATTCTTTGATGCTTCAAGAGCTACGTCAAGCCGTCCCATAACATTAAAAAGAAGAGCTATGTTAAGATGGCAAACCCATTCCTCTGGGTCCATCCTTAAAGCTCTTTGTAAATAATAAGATGCTTCATTGACACGCTGCGGGTCTTTGTTTGTCAGAACATATGTCTGCATGATGTGCTGACCATAGTCAGTATATGCCATCGCACGCTCCGGATAATTATCGAGATCGTTCTTCTTCTGAGCTTCCAGGTCTTTCCACGACGGGATATACTGATGAGCCCGGTAGAGATAGAATCCAACGAACATAAAGAATATCTCCGTCGGGAGATGAGACATAAGGACACAAAGACCGATCATCGGGAGATAGAGATATCTCGCGCATGGGGTTGGTTGCCCAAATATCCTGAATTGAGAATGCGGAGCGATCATGGCAAAGAACCAAAGCGTAGATTTCCAATCAACTAGAATACCGACGAGGAACGTAGATACGCAGATCGCTAACGATATCCAGAAGTCTTTATTGAACTTCATGTAATCGTCATACGTCTTCTGGTTCCTTAAAACCTCTTCCCCAAAATTACGATACAGTGCCATTCGTATCGGGAAGAGGAACATATCAAAAATATAACGCCCGACATGCTTCGTCATCCATGACAACTTCCGAAAATTAAATTTATCAATTACCGTCGGAACCACGACCTTCCGTCGAACTATTCCTTTCTTAAAGCGATCCCCGGTCAGGAAAATAATGAATGGTGCGAATAACGATAGCCCCGGAAGATTTGCTGTCAGCAGGTAATATATCGGGAAACCCAACGCTGTGATCGTTGAGTTTAATGCAGCCGTATAAAACAATATTCCCGCTGCTATTCCGAACAGCGGAAATGTTTGGATTGACCAGAAAGCTGCAAGCACAAGCAGTGTCGTGCCGGCATAATAGTTCCCCGTTAGCCAGCAGACCATCTCAACACACATTGGATGAACAGCAAAGAGCAATGCAGCTTTCCAGCCGAAAAGAACATTGATAAAGGCCACGTTGGCACAGTGATTTGCTATGCACCAAACACGGACTCGTTTTGGCGGGACCCTGCTTGTAAAATCCCCAGAAGGCATTGTCTGCGGAACATCATACAGATAACCACTTCTGGGGACCCTATCATCAGGCATATAACAATAATTCAATGACCTGACATAAAGCAGGACGACAAGAATTAATATTAAAATTAATTCCATTACACCGTGCTCGACATCCTGGTTCCAACGATCGTTATTGCAGCTCCATACGCTGTCGCGCAAGAAGCCTTAGCAACACAGAGCGCAGTGCCAGCAGTTACGGTTGTGGTAAGAACAGATGAGAAAGCCAGCACCTGCGCTCCTGATGTCCCAGCAGCCGTTAACGTCGCTGTTCCATAAGTTGCCCCAGCCGAATCTGTTAACTGCAAAGCCACTGTTGCTCCCGTTCCGACAGTCCCTGAGCAGGGAACAACATATCCCCCGATCAGAGAAACATCATACGGGAAAACAATATAAGCCTGCTCTGCCGCAGTAGAAGCACCGGCTAACACAGCCGTTGCCGTAATCGTTCCGGTATCAATACGGACTTCTGAACCGGCTACGCCCTGATAAACACCACTTTTGCCTGATACTTTATTAAAGTGCGTGAACCCAGCACCTGTTGAACCTGCCATTGCACCCTCCTAGTTAGAAGAGCAGGGGGAGATTGCTCTCCCCCCACAATGTTTACGCTACGTTATGACCGTAGATCCAGGGCCAATCACTGAACCCATAAGAATAACGGGTATACACGCTCCATTTGGAGATGTAGGTATCGAAATCCTTATCTTTGTTGAACTCGGTCGGTACTCTCTGGAACCACTTCAGGTACATCTTGGCCATCGTGCTGTCAATGCCAAACCAGTTGTTGGAGTCAGACAGGTAATCCCAAACGATAATCTTGTACTTGCCTTTATTAAAGTTCGGGTTATTATCGGCCGTATCCATCTTACCGGACGCATTGACGATCTCCCATGCTGTTTCCTCTAAAGCCGGAGGAACCAATAGGGTATCTGCACGGGAAACCAAGATGTTCCCGGTTTCATCCGTGAACTGACGCATCAACAGACGTGTCGCTTCCACCGCGGTTGCGGAGAGAGCTGTGCTTCCGGAATTGCCGACTGTCGTCGGAACACCGACCCAGGTATGGGCCGAAGAACACAACGCCAATCCGTCGCCACCGGCGAACACTGACGTTCCGAACGCATTGTTAAACACCGATGATGCGTGTTTTTCCATGGTGCGTTTTGCAACAACACCAAGCTGCGCCGGACGTTTGTTGATGATCGAATACAGGTCGTCGTCGACGAGCTTGCGTTCGATCTTCATACCCTTCACCCACTCTTTGTGAGTGTATGAAGTGCGGTATTGCTGCCTAAAGTCATCATAGGCGATGGTACCGTCGAATTCGATCAAATCTCCCGTCCCGCCGATGCCGAGGTCATACTCGACAGCTTTGGAAGACTTCTCGATCCCGAACAACGATTCACGGTGGCCTTCCGGCTTACCATACTCGTCGACGAAGATCTTACGAAGTCCTGGATCTAGGAGATAGCCGAAATTTTCACTGGCTATAACACCCATATTGAATTACCTCCGTTATGCTAGTTCAACGCCATACAGGTGATCTTTCATCACGACATCCACATAGAACTTCGTGGTTGTCGGATGACCCTGGGTTTGGCGAAGTCTCTCATACCGCAGAATTTCCATACCTTGACCGCGGTCAATGTAAACTTCACACTGAACCAACTTGGTCGCAGCATTCGCTACGGTAGAAGAGATGACCATGGTTGCATCGTTGACGGTAGACGACCCGCCGCTGATGTTATTGACGAACGCATGACGCTGCGGAACAAAGATGACTGTATCCGCAGTGGTCTGGATCGTGGATGTCGCAGCATCCATCAATAAAGACCCGGCTGTTGCCGAAGCAACGACCATTCTCAAGCTCTGCTTTGCACCGCCGGCGGTTCCCTGGAAATACACCCATTGACCGTCAAACGAAGCCGCAGCGCAACCCGTGACCGTGATCTTACCCGCGGTCGCGGAAGCTGCCACTGCACTGGTAGAACTCGTCAACACTTCCGCACGATACACAGCGAAAGGATTGATGATGGTTTTTGCATAGCAACGGACTGCCGTGGTAACGTTGGCAGCGGTCGCAACGCTTTCAGGGCTGGCGGTAGTCTTGGTCTCAAGAGCAATACCAACAGCACTGGCCGCTGCGTTTCCACCAACGGTATCCGGGGCAGCAGAAACCAGAGCTACGCTGGCATCCGCGCCTGAACCAAAGGCGGTCGCACCTTTCATCAATAACTCGCCGTAAGAGATGCTATAAGCATCGTAAACGACTTCGTCCTTGATGATCGGTTCGGCACCTGTTAAATCATATGCCCATTTCATATTGTAATTCCTCCGTTAGACTGCTTACTCCCCCTGGCGATTTCACGCATTTCCCATCCTGCGATGTATCTTCGCCATATTGGTTTTTTAAAGGGTTCATACGGATGAGAAGCAATACCAGAAATATCATACTGGAACGTGCGGCCGCATTTACGGCAACGGTACCTGATGCGATAATCACTGATGTGTTCCACATACCTAATTGCACGGCTCTGGCATTCCTCACGCGGACAATTTAGGTTGCCGCTATATGCCCCTTTATTCATTCCCTTTGGCATCCCAAAGATCTGGAAACTCATTTCGCTATCCTGATCTGGGACGCATATTGTTCCGGAGTCAATCCCATTGCCTCAGCAACACGCGTTTGTTCATCGGTCATTTGAAGGCCAGGAGCAGCCATCGGAGCGGAGAAAGAACCCGGAGGTGTCTGTAAACCCTGAGCTGTGATTTCTCCCCTACGATACTTCTCAAGCCACTCATTCTCCCGTTGCTGAAGGACCGTATCGAACTTCTGACCCCTAACCATCCAATATGCTGCTTCCAAAATTCCCTGGTTGGCTCTTTGATTCAAAGGCAATGTCCTGATATGCCCTAAAGCCACACTTCGGTAATTATTGAAATCAGGATACTTCGCGGATAAGGTGTCTGCCTGAACTTCAAGAGCTGCGTCTACCCTGTCCCGATAATCCATTGCCATGGTTATCTCTGCCCGCACAGCTTGTTTCGGATCATTCTCCCACAGCTTTTCTATCTCAGCTATAGGATCATATTGCTGCTGGACCGGTGGCGTAGGATTCGGCGCGACCATCATTCTCTTCAGTTCAGCGACTTCGGCTTCCAACGCTTGTCGCTTGCTCCGCTCTTCTTGCAGAGCCGGCAAGGGAACTAACGATTCTTGCTTATCTGGTTTTACGTCAGGTTTTGACGGAACACCGGCGGGTGTTGCTGCTGCCGGAGCTGGCTGTGCCGATAACGCGGGCGCGGGCGATGCAGGTGCGACGGGAGCTGCTGGTTTTACGTCGACATTAGGATCTGGCATTTGCTTCTCCTTTTTACGCCTTTACGGAAGGCGAGCCGAACGGGAATATCCCGAACTACGATTCACGATCTATAATATCCGCAGGGAGATTCTTAAGAGATTCATAACACGAAATCTTCGTCTGAATATCTCTTAACTCCTCCGGTGAACAAGTTAAAAGTTTCTTTGATTCGTAATTTATTTTTCTATTCAATTCTTCAACAGCTGTTGCCCAGATCGGGCTTGCTCTCATGTCTTCTGCTTTTTGAATATCCATTATTGCCTCTGCATCTTACCGGGTTGCATCTGACGCATTGGACCCTGCACCGGCTGGCCGACCTCTGGTGTCTGCCCGCGCATCCGGGAATTAGGAACATTAACCTGCGGTTCCTGTCCTTCCGGACCTTGCGGCTGGCCCATCAACTCTAACTTGATCTGCTCAAGACTTGCCCCTTCCGCTACACGCTTCTGGATATACTGCTGGGCATCCGGAGGAAGCTGACCTTGCCCCATAACAACCGGTTGCTGCTGAACGATAATATCCTGAATGTTCTTGAATCCCATTAACTCCGCGATCCGGCGATTCAGCTCGGCTTGGTTAATGGTAGGATCATTGGCTGAAACTTCCTTGAACCGGAGAAGTTGTCCGATTTGAGTTTCTTTATTCAATGTCTCAGATATCCCCGTCGGTATTACCTGGATCTTCGCCTGTAAGTCTTCCGGGTTAACCAGCACCGGAATTGATTTTCCGTCATTACTGGTTATCTTTATCCACTCCGGCAATACCATGAACTGCTGTAAATGAGAAAGAAAGATAGATGCAAGATTAGCAATAAAGTCTGTCTCTATCTTCTTCAGGACCGGACGGAACCGAATGCCCGCCGCGCCTTGTAAAAGGTTTATTCCGGCTGCGGTTTCGGTTTGATTTTTCTCAGTAGGCATAAGAGGTGCAGAAGCTCCGGTGGCTTCCCGATAATCAGCCTTAGCAAGCTCTTCCTCCTTGTAACTCGATGCTGTGACATCAGGAGTATCCATCCATCGGATTGAATTAACAGTATCCGACACTTTATGCCACTGCCCAGGTTTAGATATCTGAAGTTTCTTAGTATTGATAAGAGGGTCATTGCCATTATAGAACCCCTGTTTATTTAAAACCAAGTCGACGTTATCCAGCCGTTGGTTGATGATCTTATTTAACCGCTCTTGCGTCGGACGGCCAACAGTTCCTATCCCAACGCCAAACCAACTCGGCTGTGATTCTGAAAATAACGTGAACTTGCAATAAGGAGGATGCTGAAAATTATAGGGGTTAGGGATTCCTCGTACCTTGACGCTCCTGTTGACAATGGTTATCCAATAAGGAACCGCTTTTTTAGTTCTGACTTGATCGTCCTGTTTATACGATTCATCCCATGGCCCCCAATATTCTAACAATTCATACTCATCTCGCTTCTTAACATCTAAAGAACTTCCCTTGGTATCGACAAAATCCGTGGTCTCACTGCGTGTGCTCTCCGTCTTCAACGCTTCAGCAAGATTCTCGAACTTGGCTTCCGGGGATTCCGCAAGTCTCTTGAGATACTCTGCATCACAGTATCTCCGTCGGATAAGAGGAAGACCGTCGTCCATCTTTAACTTCGCGGGATGAGGATACATCTCAAAGAAATTTACTGACTTGCAATCCGGACGGCGATCAACCACCGCCAGATACCGGTCACCAAGGCGGTTTACTTGCCACGCCTTACGATAAAGATAAGGAGCTTCGACATATCCGGTCCCGATCAAAGTATTCTGCGTTAACGCCGACAGAGATTCTCCCATAACGTCCGCAATTCTGAAATAATGCTTTAAGGTATCTTTAATAAGTATCCCCTGCTGTTCATCCGTGTCGCCATACACGGCAACATCGAGCGGAGAATCATTGGGAAATAATGCGGAGAATATGCGGGGAGTCACTGTCTGCTCACTGGCAAACGTTATCGGACAATGAACCTGGTTCATCCAGTCCACTGATTTCGACGGAGGAACATTGTTCCACTGGTCAATGACCTTTGATGCGGATTCGTACCGGTCTTCGTGAAATTTGTAATATCTTAAAAACTCGTCCTTAACAAAAGTCACCATTGGATCAACGGTGCTTGTTGTTTGAGGATTTGAAACTTGACGATTGACGCTGTTTACGCCCATGTCAGCTCCCGTATTGTCCGATCACTTTCCCGGACCGTTTACTGAACTTAGAATAAAGTTGACGATCGATCTTCTGACCCGTTACCGCCGACAATCCCGTCTGCGCCTGTACCTGTTTCGCTGCATCCTTCGGGGTCATTCCTGCCCTAACCAAACCTTCATACATCTCTTTTACATCCATTAGCAACCCTTCTTTTTTCCTTTAGCTTTCTTAGCCATTAGAACTTCCCTGCCTTTTCTTCTGTTAACGCATAATAAGTCCCGGCCTTCTCTTTCTGGACAGGATGCTTTGCGTAGGTCCCGGCATACGTTATCTCGCTGTCATCATTCTCGGGAACAACGTATCGCGGACCGTAGTTGTAAATGTACCGCAGACAATCCATAAAGTGGTCATGCTTCTTCTTTGCAACTTCTTTAGCATTGAACTCTTCTTTGTTCCTGCGGTATTCGTCCCAGATGTAATGCTGAAACTCGTAGATCGTTTGTGTGCAATACTTCGATATGTGAAGTTGCGGCAGACTACGCTTAAGCAAGGGAGAATACCGAGGAGTGAGGGCCTGCCGTATTCTCGCCTTGCCTAGCATCGGATCTGAATTGGCACGTTGGCAGAAGACTCCATGCCTCATCAGTTCCTTCCTGACATTGAACCCGCCTGCTGCAACATTGTCTTTATCTGCATGTGGATCAATTAACTTCACCGGAGCGATATTTGTCCCTTCCTGCACATGGATTGCATCTGCCATCTGCTTAACATCCATGTCCTTCAGCCATAACTCATCATAGATATAGTGATTATCCTTCTCATCACACGCTAACCATAAGACCGCAGTGGGTGTCCTCTCATGAGGATCTATCGCCATATACCTCGACCAGTGCGGTTTTATGACCGGAGAGTCAATTACGTGGATCTGGGCATTGAACTCTTTGTAGATTAACCCGGTCAAATGCAGGAACCGGCCATGCAACCGGGCTTCCCGCTCCTCAGAAGTCAATGAATCTTCGAACTCCTTGATTGCTTCAGCCGATAAATACTTGTTTTCCCGAATATCGACTGTCGTAACAAACGTGTAGTTCTTATCCGTGGCTGTGTAAATCTCGTCATATATCCAAGGCTGGGTGAGAGGGGTCAAAGTCAACCAATGGCGGCCGCTGTAGTCAACCAGCCCTCTAAGAGTTGCAACGTATTTATCCCTGGGAGGGGGCTCATCGAACCAAGCTACGTGCCCACGCCAGCCTTCAAACTGCTCTGTGCTCTGTTCATGTGTCAATATGTCAAAGACCGAGCCGTTCTTTAGCTCATACTTCGTTGCTACACCCATCGGATTCTTGATCTTTCGGCTAATCATGCTCTTATCCAGCCATTCTTCAAGAAATGGGCTAATGACCTCACCTACCCCTTTTTGGAAATCCTTCGCTATAATCCGTCCTTTGATGCTTCCTTTGAACCTGGCTCCCATTGGGTACCATTCCGGGTACTGTCCTGTAACATGAAACAAGAACTCCATGCCCCCGGCCGTAGTCTTGCCTACCCGATTCCCGCCAAACAACGCTCTGCGCGGACATGGAGAAACGTGAAAAGCCCGCTGCTTCTCCATCGGCTCATACATAACCAGCTTTTGCGTCTTAAGCCAATCAATCTCTTGATTCATCAACGCCAGGTAATGTTCCTGTTCTTCCCTCGGAAGCTTCTGGAACTCCTCGGCGGTCAAATGACTGGCTTGCAATTGTTTCCAAACGCTTAAACTCACGGATCAAGTCCTCTGGGTTTAATCCCTTCGTATATGAAAATGACAAAGAACCTACCGAAACGTTGGGTACGCACTTAGCCAACGCATTGATATACATCGACATCAACTTCTTCTCTTCTGGCTTTAATCTTTCTCGAAGGCTTAACTGGGCGAGAACACGCTTTATGATCAGTTGTGCAGTTTCTGTGTTTTCTTTAACTAATGATTTTATCCTGGAATCACGCTTTGACTCAATTAACTTGTACTCTCGACTGAAAACATCCGCTAAATATCCGCACTTCTCAACATTTCCGCTCTTTAAATCATAAAAATGATCTGTCGACCATCCGCACTCAGCCGCAATCTCCTTGAAATTAAGAGTTCCTTCCTCGAGAAGCTTTAACGCTTTCCAGTGATTCTCACTTAATTGTGTCTTCTGTCTTCCCAACGTTTCCCCCATCAATAAAAAAAGACAGTCTCCCATCTGGGAAAGCTGTCCATTTGCCTCGATGATGTAAATATGACATTGATAGGGGCTTGTGTCAATAAGTTTTTGTAAAAACTTTCCAGGGGGGGGTTGTCTTTGTCGGGTG